GCTATCTTCGAACAGTTTAGTTATTACACCATTAGATACTAACTTAGTGTCAGCAATAATAGGTTTATACTTTGGTGGATCTTTAGTTAAAAAATGACAATAGCTTCTTTTGATCCCAGCTTATTAAGTAATTATGACCAGCCAAAATATCTTTTACATTTTCAATGGAAAAACTCTGATACTAAAATTTATAGATATGCTTTAGTAGAAGAGATAAATATAGATAAAATAGACCATAGATTAAAATTAAAACAAGATGAAGTGGGATTAAGCCAACAAGAAATATGGGAGAAAAAATATAAATGAAAAATATATCTACATCATATTCACAGCAATATAATAAGAAAGTAAGTTTATTATCTCAACAAACAGGAAAAAATGGCAAGAGTAAAGTTCGATCTAAACAAACTACCACACGAAAGAATACCAAAAAAAACAAGTATAGGTAGACGACCCAAATTATCTTCTATGAATAAGAATAAGAAGAGACAAAAAGGCAAGTCAAAAAATCGTGGACAGGGAAAGTAATATCTTATAATACGAACTCACAGGAGATAAATATGATTGATGAAATAAGAGATATGATCAAACATTATTTGGAAGATCATAAAAAAGCAGTTATCGTTGTTGGTGTGCTATTAGTTATAGCTCTAATAATATAATTATTTATAAGGACTAACCTATGGAGATAGACAGGATGAACTATTACTTTACAGGTGTTCTTATAATAATGCTTACTTTGTTGGCTCTTTGTGGAGGTCCAGCAACATGATTGATAGATTTATATATAATTTTTTTGGAAAATTAGATATACTTTGTGGTTGGATAGACAAACTATTTGCACCACGTTGTAAATGTAAAAAGAAAAAGAAATGAAAGTAAGTGAAAAAACAAACGTAACTATGCCAATTAAAAATATGATTGGTATTGTAGCGATAATAATTTCTGGAGTAATAGGATACACCGAAGTTACTGCTAGACTTACATCCCTTGAAACATCAAGAGAACTATTCCAAAATGATTTACTTAAAAAAAGTGAACAAGTGCCTGTCGATCAAGAGCAACATTTTTTATTAGAAGATTTGTACAAGTCTGTTGAAAAGATGGAAGAAACTCAAGAGATGAATATGACTAATAAAGTAAATATAGAGTTTTTAAGAGATCAATTAGAAAAAGCATTAGAAGATATAGAAACTTTAAAAGACAAGGTAAGAGCAAATGGCAACAAGTAGAGTCACTAAAAAAGTGTTAGATCATATTGCACAAATAAATAAAGAAAATGAAGAACTGCGTATGACAAAAGATTTAAAAAAAGAAGTAGAAACAGGTAAACATGGCACACAAAAGTACGTTGTTAAAAAAGGAGAAAACAAAGGTAAAATATTATGACAGAGTTAATTATAGCTTTACTTATGATTGTCAATGGAGAGATTAAGGAACACAGAATACAACAAACAATGAGTGAATGTTTAAAAGGCAAAAGGGTTGCAATGAGAACGAATAAAAATAATAATATTCAATATCAGTGCATAAAATCTATGGCAGAATTAGAATCAAATATTGATGGTTCTAAATCAATTAAAAAATTAATATTAGAATGATTTGGTTAATTATATTTATAGGAGTAATGGCATATGCAGTATATCGTATCAATCGTTTTGTTGATGATATTAACCCTCACAACTTCAGCCGAAGAAATAACGACAAATAACCTAATTACAAATGGAAACTTTGAAACAGGAAATGCTAATGGTTGGACTACCAATGGAGATGTTGAAGTATTAAACGATTGCTGTACTCTTAATAATGTTGCTAGTAATTATGATTTAGAGTTTGGAGATAGTGGCTCAATAGAACAACAATTTAATTTAACCTCAGATACCATATCACAAGCTATGTTAGATAATGGTATTACACTAGACAGCACAGTAGAAGTACAGAATGGAGAATGTAGTGTAGCTGGTTGTTGGGGTGGTAGTGGTAATGCAGACACATTTACAATTACATTAAAAATTAAAGACTCAGATGGTAATGTATTAGCTACAAGTACAAAGATTAGAACTGATGTTACAGGAATCAATGGTGCTAACTTTACAGATTCACTTACTTATAATGGAGTAGATTCTAATTTAGGTAATCTTAATATTGCTGGAACTGACGCTAACGCACCAGCCAATTTAGGTGGAGCAAATGTAGATAATATAATTGTTACTATGACTTATGATGACGAGGTTATATCTAACGAAATTATTGAACAGATAGAAACTGTATTTGAGGAATTACAAGAGGAGATATTTAAAAAGGTAGAAATAAAACAAGAATTTAAGTTTGAAGAAGAATTTAAAATAGTACAAGCACCACCAATGGAAGAAGAAATAGAAATCAAAGAATTTATTGAGATGATAACTATGCCTGAAAAAGAACCTGAGATAATGGAAGAAATGCCTAAAGCTGTAGAAGAAATTATAGAAGAAAAACCAGAAGAAGAAATGATTACAGAAGAAATTATTAAAGAGGCTAAAGAGGAAATGCCAGAAGAAATAATTGAGGAAGAACCAGAGCAAATTACAGAAGAAACCAAAGAGGAAGAAGTTATAGAGGAAGCACCACAGGAAGCGAAAGAAGAAGAATCTAAAGAGGAAGTTAAAACAAAGGTAGCTAGTAAGAAAACTAAAAAGCCAAAGATAGATAAGATTATGGCCAAAGTAGATGCCCAAATTAAAGATAGTGCTAAAAACCTAACTATTAAAAACATTATAAAACTAGATGCTATGCAAAGCGATCAAGCCTCTTTAACAGCCTATAACAATGTGGAGTTTTACAAGCCTAAAGATATTTATTTGAATCAGATAGAGATATTTGATAATAGGTCTATATATGCAGAGATTGATTTAGTTAAATATACTGCTAATGATATAATGGAAGTTAAGATTAAAAAACTAAATGAAATTAAGTCTAAAAAAAGACGATTACTTTTAGAATTACAGGAGTTAAAAAATGGTTAAAAAAATACAAGACAATTTAACAAACATAGTAGTTGTGTTAGGTCTTATTGCATCTATTGGTGCTGGATTTACTAAATTTGCTAATATGGAATCTAGTATAGAACAATTAAAGAACGTAACTGCACCAGATACATCAGGCATTGAAAACAATGGATTTGCAATATTAGATATTAATAAAGAAATAGCTTTAATACAAAAAGAATTAGAAACACATGGTCATAACAACAATCACTCACATGATGATTCTGCTATTAAAATATTACAAAAAGAAATAGAAGTTTTAAAGCTAGAAATACAAGAGTTAAAAGAAGCATCTAAAAACCCATTAAGCTAATGAAATTTGTTTTAGCTTATACTATTTGCTCTGCTATGACAGGATTTTGTAATACTCCTGTAGTACACCCAACACCTTTTAATAGTTGGACAGATTGTACTAAACATGGTGCAGTAGTAACAATAAAAGTAACTAACGAATTTCAGGAAAAATTTAATAAGAATAAATTATACGTTTCTTATTTCTGTAATGAAAATAACTCTTACAAATCCTCAACTTAAAGTAAGTAGTTCAGAAGCTAGATTTAGAGTCTTAATATCAGGTCGTAGATTTGGTAAAACTTATTTAGCTGTAACTGAAATGATGAAATATGCTTGTCAGCCAAATAGAAAGATTTGGTATGTAGCACCTACATTTAAAATGGCCAAAGAGATCGTCTGGGGAACTCTCAAAGAAATGCTTAATCAGTTTAATTGGATTGAGGATATTAACGAAACTACAATGACAATAACTATTAGAAAAACTAATAGTCAAATATCATTAAAGGGTGCTGATAATTATGATAGTCTTAGAGGTACAGGATTAGACTTTTTAATATTAGATGAGTTTGCAGATATAGATAAACGAACTTGGTACGAGGTACTTCGTGCTAGTATATCTGACAGATTAGGCCATGTATTATTTTGTGGAACACCTAAAGGTTATGGTAATTGGTCTTATGAATTATATTTAAAAGGTAAGCAAGATGATGATTGGGAGTCTTTTCAATACACAACTATTCAAGGTGGTATGGTCACATCAGAAGAAATAGAACAAGCTAAACAAGATATTGATATTAGAACTTTTAGACAAGAGTTTGAGGGTACATTTGAGAACTATGCTGGTAGTGTTTATTATAACTTCCACCCTGTAGATAATGTTGTAAAACGACAGATAGATTGGGAAAAGCCTTTACATATTGGAATGGACTTTAACGTTGACCCAATGTCAGCTTGTGTAGGACAAATTGAAAAAGATAAAGTTTATTTTGTAGATGAAGTAATCATTTATGGAAGTAATACTGATGAAATGGTGCAAGAACTAAGAGATAGATATGGAACTAAAATGCAAATATTTATATATCCAGACCCAGCTTCTAAACAACGTAAGACTTCTGCTGGTGGTAGAACTGATTTATCTATTTTACAAAATGCTGGATTTAAAGTTAAGGTAAAACACAAACACCCAGCTATACGAGATCGAGTCAATGCTGTGAATAGTAGGCTCAAAGATTCTAATGGCGAAAGACATATTTTTGTTTCACATTCTTGCAAAACGCTGATAAAAGGTTTACAAAGACAAATATACAAGGAGAATACAAATATTCCTGATAAGGAAGATGGATTCGATCATATGAATGACGCACTTGGTTATATGATTGATTATTTAAAACCATTAACTACTCAGGCAAGATTTAACACTCCTACAAGATGGACAATGAAGTAATTTATGGCATACACTAGAGATCAAGCAATAGAAACCCACAAAGACTATTCTGAAACAATTAATAATTGGGAGTATTACATTAGATCATACAATGGTGGTTATGATTACATGGTAGGCCAATATCTTAACAGATATAATTTAGAATTAGATAACGAATTTAATCAAAGACTTGCAAACACTC